TCGAGTAGTTCCAGCATGTTTGAACAAATTGGCTTCTCGTTTTCATCGTAATGGACTGCATACCAGTTGCTGCCGTCAGCGATAATTGCAGTTAATTCGGCATCCGCAGCTTCGTCAGGAATGTCACCATCAAAGATAAACACGCCATCAATATCATTACCGACCTCACAGCCATGCTCCATCATCACCAGCGCACGGCCATCAGTAGCCTTGATATGGGTTGGGGTGATGTACACCCCTTTCAGGTATTCGCGGGTTTCTTTCTCCCCAGCAACACAGAACAGGGCGGCGCGAAGGATATCAGTTGGAATAAACATTATTTTGTCTCCCCTGTGTGGCTTTCGGATTTCAGACGCAAGGTGAAGCCACCGAATTCTGGATGTTTCCAGCGTTTAAGTTTGCCGGTGGGTGGTGTGGACTCATCGAGCAGTGATTGAGCCGCCGCCATAAACGAATCACGATTGATCTGCAAATGGCCCCGATCGCCATTGGTCATGCAGGTTGGTAAGCTGGCGAATGTAGCCAGTCGGCGGCATGCAGCATCAGATAGGCCGCTAACCCATGACAGCTCAGATACAAGGGCATATTCAGGTTGTTCACCAACTGGTGCTTGGTGATTGATCTGCAATGTCTCTGGTGCTGGTGGTGCGATAGCTGCAATCGGTTCGGCTACTGGCTGATACTTTTGAATACCAACAATATCGATCACCGCTTTCATGGTTGCCGATGCGGTTGCCTCAGCCACAACGCGAGCCAGGGAAAGAATGTTGTCGTTCATTGATGCGAAGGATTGTTGAGGTTGCGGCAATTCAAGGCGAGGCTGGGCTTCGCCTGTTTCAAGTGCGTGCCAACGATCAATTATTGCAGCGCGGCGCTTGACGTCATAACCAGAAATTAAGATTTCAGTATGTCGGCGATCAAGCAGAAACTCAGAGATATATCCACGACCATCAATGCTGATAATGACGCCATTAATAATCACAACCCTTTGATTTTTAATATGATGGTTTTTTCCATCATCTTTATCGATATCATAAAGTTGCTTTAAGATATTCCAGATATCCACATGCACATCTGATTTGTTTTTCCCTGTCAGGGTGGCAATCTCTTCACTACTCATCATGGGTACACCATTGATTACCAGTTCAGCTTTTTTGTTCATTCTCTATTCCTCAGTGGACCACTGGCATATCTGGGATGCCTTCGGTTTTGATCATCTCGATAAATTCATCGTGCAGCATTTCCAGACCTTCGCGGCCCATTGCCGATAACTTAAAACCTTGCTCCTGGCATACCACCACCATGTCCTGATACATCCTTAGAGCCAGAGCCATACCAGCTTCAGTGCCATATTTCTCGATAGCGCATCCCTCAACGTGATTTGCCAAGGAGAAGCGCAGGGGGCTTGGGTAAATGCTTATGCCTCCATTCTTTCCGATGTAGATAACGGCAAGGTCAGATCCGCCTTCATCGTTCAGGATTTCAGCCGTGCCGTTTTTTTCTCGCTCTTCATTGATGAACACGGTCACGACGAGCCACCGCCAAATAATGACTTCCTTTTCAATGCTCAAACTCAGCCAGCCGTTAACTTTCGCGTCTTGAATGCAGGCTAAAGTCCTCAGACCTTCAGAGATTTTTTTGTCGTAATACCCACTATCAAGCTGACGGATTGCAGCGGAATACCCAATGACACGGTTCCCCGTTTTAATGCCGTTAGGCGTCGATTCTGGATTCAGTTCAGCGTTCATTATTAAATCCCCAATTCTTTGTTGTATCGCTGGTGGCTCATGGCCTCCCAGTGCTGCCCGCCGTCTTTCGATAACAACCGCCAGCGGTGGGTAATGCGTAAAGACAGATAGCCATGCTGATATGTGCGGCGAGGGCGAACGGCTCCACGGCGGTACCGGTTTAAAATCTGAGTGGCCGCGATGTAGATCCGAAGCGGGATGCGGTTTCCTGATAAAGTCATAGTTCCGGCTTCCCTTTGTATTTACCCTGGTCAGAACAGCGTTGGGCATTGCTGGCGCATATGCCTTGCAGCTCTATTGATGGGGCCAGCGGTAAGGCATCACGCCAAACACATGCCGCGCGGCGGTATAGCCCTTTAGCTTCAAGCTCGATTGCTAGGTCGGCTTTTTGGGCGTAATTGTTCATGTCACCACCTGACCTGCACTGGCGGATGGATCATCTGATGCGCCAATCGACTCTTCTATCAGGTCATCCATGAATGCATGCCCCATAGAGGACATACCGCCCATTTTCTTTAAGCAGGATTGATAGAGGGCCAGAACGTTTGCATTAGCTGTGGCTTTCCCTTGCCCCTCAATCGCCACCAACTCGAATTGCTCCAGTGCGCGGGTTAATACCTCCGCGGTCAATTGAACTGAGATGATTTTCCCCTTGGATGATTTTTTAATTACGCAGGTGCTGCCGGTATTTCGTTGCAATGAATCCAGCTTTGCGGCTACCAGGCGGTTGCGATATCTGCCAATTAATTCAAAATTGCTCATATTCGAATTACCCTATTTTTCGGCCTTTAGGTATGGGGAGTCCTAACCCGAAGGCCATAGTTAATATTTTGTTTAGCGACGAATTAAGTTAATAAGGTTTGGTTTTCATCAGCTCAATATGCTGGCTTGACCACTTCTCATATTTCTTCTGCCATTTAAGCATTTCGCGTTGCTTGGCTAACAGGCGACGAATGCGGCGCATACAGCGATTATGGGAGGTTATATATCTTGGTGATGGCTCACCTCTTTCCCAGTGAATACAACCATCCACTTGTGTGTGTTTTTCGCCAACCCGAGAACTAACACCCGCCCGTTTAAATACTTTTTCAGTCATGAAGTGAGCGAGGCGATTAATCGCCGTTTCACGGCTAAAGCATTTCTTATGGCGACCATGACGCATAACGAAATAAACAGGTTCCGGTCTTAATTGGAATGCAACCTCGATACCACCATCATCAATTAAATCGAATTCCCACTCTTCGAATCTGGCTGGGTCAACTTTTTCAATTTTCATATGTTCATACCTACTGTATTTAATTTCTTTAGTGTTGCTTCAAGCTGGTTAATGCTGATGTGTAATATGCCAACTTCATGAGCGACGTTATCTTTATGATTCAGTATTTCATACGCAGCACTTAAAGCCGAAATAACAGAATCAATCTCACCGTTTGCTTCCAGCACCATTCCTGAAGAGTCCAATTGTTTCATTTCCCACCTCTCAAGGATTTCTCAGCTAACTCAGCAGTTCTTTTCGCATAATTAGCACAGTAATTAATAATACAGTCTGCTAATTCAACACCAGCGCCCGGATCAAGGCTTAGTCGCATTGTCGTTTCTAAGTGATTTGAAATATTATTAAGGGCATCGACTAGATCTATGTTGTCTAATTTATCCATGTGACAACTCCTGAACTGTTGCGATACTCAATGAATATCCAGCCATTTTTGCTAACTCAAGAAACGCCGCCAGTGTTGCGATGAATACGGAATCATCAAGACGTTGCTCACCCTTTATTTTCCCGTTCTCGATAGTGAGAACTATCCGACCGGTATAATCAGGATCGATTCTAACCATTGCCTCTTTATGCATGATTAACCCCACTAGGTTTATCCATTTCAATGGCTACAGCATCAGGCAACCCGTCAAGAATGGTGAGCACAGCGTCAACAATGTCAGGGTAACTGCCATCATCAGTGGTCATAGTTTCACGCCAAAAAGATAATACTGTTTGAGCTTGCTGGATGCGGCACATAACATCATCCAGAGTAATTTGTTTCTTGCTCATGCCATCCTCTCCTGACCTGGAATGCGACCAGCAAAAGAAATAACGTAATCGCCTATCAATTGTTGCCGAGCTTCTTTATAGCTTCTGGCAGTTACACGCATCATTACCGGCTTGGCTTTAACGTCAGAGCGCTTAATGGTTGCAAAGATGAATACCGTTAAGATAGAATCCGTTTCAACCTTATTAAGACCATCGCAGGTATTTAAGGCTAGGTTCTGGTTTCGTTGGCGCGGTACCAGAACCGAACTAACACAATTAGATAAGTTATTCATGATTTAGCCTCTGATTTAATTTCAACCATTAAATCTTAAAGATATTTCCGAATCTCAATTAATTTACTAAAGGCTAAGTTTGATAGTTCGCGTTCATCTTCTTCGCTATCACCATCAAATGAAGCCCTTAATAAAACCTCACCCTGATACGCCATTACTTTGGCCTTTTCAACTTTGCTTAATAAAGCACTCATGATTTAATCCGCCAGAAGTGGAGTGATTTTCTTTTCTACCGCCGAGATTAAGTTTCTGGTAACTCCAAGAAGACGCTCTAATTCAACGTGTGAAAAGTCGGAGGCAGCTAAATACATCATTCCCGCCATCATTGAATCAATGTCACCAAAATCATCTTTAATGTCTTCTTTCTCTACAGAAGGGCTAGCCTGTAAATGATTCAATTGTTCAGCGTTACTTTCTTCAACCGCTTCTGCAATATCGATACTTACTTGATGATTAATGTCCCAAGCGATATTTGCGGCGCTAATAAGCTCTTCAGTTTCAACGTCACCCGTTGATAATAAATGAGAAATAATAGTTAGCTGTGAATCCAATTTATTACTGTTGTCATATATACGTGCTAACGCTGGACTCCGACCTTTAAGCTTATTCATATCAACCTCGTTATTAGGTGCGGGGCTAGGTTTTTACCCTAACTTACATTTTAGTATTTCTTCAATTTTACTGACAGCTTCAGAATTAAACTTATTAAGCCTTTCAAGTTGACTATGAGTAACGCTTTCCGCATTGTTAAATTTGATTAATAAAAAACTTCCATCTTTATAAATTAAAGAAATCTCGTATGGATCAAATTCAGTTAGAGGGGTTGATAACACCATTCTTTCACCTGAACTTATTATATTTTGCGTTTGGTTACCGCTCATTTTATTCACTCCGTCGCTTTGGTAAAACAAGTATCACCGCCAGAGATTATCATGTCAACTCCAGCGGTGATATTATTTTATCTTTAGCGGTTATTGTTTGATAAATATGAAGTTTAAAATTTACTAAGCTCTTTTGAAGGGGGGTTATATTGACTAAATGAAAAAACCCAGCCAATTATCTGACTGGGTCGATTTTAATTTTAGGGATTATCGATTAACCGAATGTTTCTTCTGGCCACTGGGCCTTAACTACCTTCCCAATGATCCGGCAGTTATCGTTACACTCAATGCTTTGGTAGCGAGGGTTGGGGTTGAGAGGCTCCAGCCATGGCTTGCCATCCTCCCAAACAAATTTCTTGAATGTCACCTCGGTATCGCCATAAATACCAGCAACACAGAAATCACCAGGTTTAACTTCCTCAACAGGATCGACGAGTATCAACATTCCTTCGGGAAAGCTTGGCTTGCTTCCTGGTGGAGCAGTCATGGAGTGTCCAGACACTTCAAGCCAGAACGCTGACTCGCTAGCTTTTTTGGTAGTGCTAATCCAATCCTTTGCATCACGTTCCGTGTATGTACCCACGTCTGAAAATGAACCTGCCTGAACATCAGTCAAAAGAGGATACTCATGACGCCGAACAAGCCCCTTATCAATATTTAATGATTCGTACATGGCTGCAATTTCTTTTGCTATTGATGGGCTAAATTCTTCCACGGATACTTTTAATATTTTCGCAAGGGCGGCGGCATTGCTTGGGTTAAGAGCATTGACACCATTAAGTAATGACGCAACAGCGCTTTGTCCAAAATTCAATTGGTTAGCAACACTCTCCTGAGAAAGCCCAAGAGATTTCTTTTTCGCCTCGAAAATAGCCTTTAGTCGGCGAGCATCAGCGATCTGCTCTTCTGTAAGTGATTTCTTTTTCATACAAGAACATTATCACCGCAGGGAATAAAAATCAATCACCGCTGGAGTTGACATAATAATCTCTGGCGGTGATACTTTGCTTATGGATTTAGTTGAGGGATTTTGCATGAAGAGATTATCACTATCAGCATTTGCAAATGAATACGGACAGGCGAATGCTGCAAATATGCTAGGAGTCCGCCAGAGCGCCATAAATAAGGCGATGAAGTATAAGAGAAAAATCACCGTTATTTTACATGACAACGGTGATATTGAGGCGGAAGAGTTGCGTAAATTTCCAAGTCAATTGCCTAGAAATAAAACAACTCAAGACTAACCCACAACAGGAGGCAGTGATGAATAGTGCAATCAGAACTTTCGATTTTACTGCAAGCACCCATCCGACTGGGTACCGCATCACATACATGCTATCTGACGGTGAGACAGCTTTTGAGAAAGTTATCTCTGGCCGCGATGTATGCCCGATTTCAGCAGCGGTTAACGGTGCTATGGCAATTCGCAATACACGACCAGAAATAATCACCCTCCGTTTTGTTGGTATCGAGCAGATGACGCCCGAAGCGGCTAGAAAGGCCGAACAGACCTTTGATGATTGGCGTTCCACCCAAGGCGAAGAGGAATAAGCGATGAATAATCTGATTAGCAATAAACCATCAATGACCCATAAAGAGATTGCGGAAATGGTGGGTTCTCGTATCGACAGTGTTCAGCGCACAATCGAAAGGCTAGCAGATAGAGGGGTTATCCAGCTTCCACCGCTGGTGGATTTCGAAGAAATCAATAACTTGGGGCTAAAAGTCACCAGAGAGTATTACAACTTCGAAGGCGATCAGGGCAAGCGTGACAGCATTGTCGTGGTAGCTCAACTCTGCCCTGAGTTCACAGCAAGTTTGGTCGATCGCTGGCGTGAGCTGGAAGACGAACGTTGCCGCCCAAAATCACAAGTTGAACTTATCGCGGCAATGGCAATGGCTAATCTCGAACAAGAGCGCCGCCTGAACCATGTTGAAGATCGTGTGGTAGCTGTTACCGAAACCATCGAGAAAATCAAACGTGGTTCGATTCCGGTTGGTTGGGCGGGTTATTCACTGCTTAAGACCAAATCCGGCATGACCGTTCCCAAGTGCAAGAATCTTGTTAATGCGTGCCGCATCCCCACAGACACCATCACCATCATGACACCTGACGGACAGCCACGCCCGATGGCTATCGTCTTGGAAGCTGATTTCATGGCAGCATTTCGCAAGATGATGTCCGAAGCGGAACCCCGTGGTACACGTTGGTATCACCCGAAAATGGGGATATTCCAAGCTATTGGCTGGGCAGGTGCCGCATGAGCCGCTTACTTCCGAATACCGCAATGTACAACCGTGATTTTGTGTCATTTGGCGGTATCAATTGCGCCATTTATCTTTCCACGCTGCTTTACCATTATCGCGAGTGGGCTGTGCCTGAGGGCTGGATGCCACTTAATGTTGAGCTAATCGAGCGCATTACCGGGCTGGCCCCTAATTATCAGCACACGGCTCGCGTAGCTCTTCGTAAGCAGGGTATTTTGCGTGATGGAATGGCATTCGACACGCCAGCGCTTTGGGTTAACGTCGCTAAATTGGACGAGCTGACGGGGGGTGATCACGCATGAGAGTGTCACCACAGAAGGCAATAGCTGTCTTCCAAAGAACAGGTGGGCGTTGCGGATATTGTGGTTGTGCTCTGGATTTCGAAGGGTACACGACTGACCATATGGTACCGCGCAGCAAGGGCGGCGGTAATGAGTTATCAAACCTACTAGCTTGCTGCAAAACCTGCAACAGAAGCAAAGCGGCGCGTTCTGTTGAAGATTTCCGCTTGGTTATGGCAGCACGAAAAGCTGGGTGTGATATTTTCACGGCTTCTCAGCTTGGTTTCTTGAACGGTGTCGGCGCATTTCCGTTGTTGAATATTTCTAATGAGCACCCTTTCTACTTCGAGAGCATGGAGGTGGAAAATGCGCCCCTCTGATTTGATGTTGGATTTCGGTCATCCTGTCGCCTATTACCCTGGGTTAGTTAAGTCAATGGGAAGCCCACACGCAGTTATTTTCTTTAGCCAGATATTCTATTGGCAGGACAAAACTCGCTCGGAAATTGGTGTCCATAAGACGCGCGAAGCAATCGAAGGGGAGACGGGACTGACATTCGAACAGCAGGCTACAGCACGCAAGCAACTCGTTTCTAGAGGGGTTCTTATAGAAACGCATAAGAGGCTTGAGCACAAAGTTTATTTCCGTATTGATTGTGATCGCCTTGATGAAATAGTTAGCGAAAACAACGTAATTTCCCGAAATAGGGAATCCCGCTTTCGGGAAGAAGGGAATACCGATTTGGGGAAAGAGGTAATACCATCTTCGCGGACACGGGAAACCCCTCGCCGCGGATCGGGGAAAGCCGATTTCGATCATACAGAGATTACTACAGAGACTACTACAGAGAATACAAACACACTTGCACCATCTGGCGATGATGCCCCTGCTAAGCGAATTAAAAACGATTATTCAGCAGAATTCGAAACAGCGTGGGCCAATTACCCAAAACGCGAGGGGAGCAATTCAAAACCCGCTGCGTTCAAGTGCTGGAATGCCCGAATCAAAGAAGGGGTAGCCAGTGAGGTTTTATTGGCAGGGGTAGAGCGCTACGCCAAGTTCTGCCAAGCCAAATGCCAGACCAACACCGCATATGTCATGCAGGCTACACGTTTTTTTGGCCCTGGTTGTGAGTATGAAAACACATGGTCAGCCATGTCGCCACAGTTAGCCAGCAACCACAAGCAAAACACGCATGCCGGGTTCGCCAATCGCGATTACGGTGCAACTACAGCCCCATTCATGGCGAGGTTTAACAAATGATCAACGGCATGCCCACTATCTGGGAGCAATCCATGCGGGAACTGAACAATAAAGCCCGCGACCTTGAAGCAGAACTGAGTTTTTCCTCTGGCGTTATTGCCACTGAGGATCGCCACTTCACCCGAGGTTTTGATGAAGCCCAAAATTGTCCTACACACGGTAATTACACCAGTATTGGCCTGACCTGCCAGTTTTCGGATCGTGTTGTTGAGCGCCGCTCTCGTTGCCCTGACTGTATTTCGGATGAAATTAATCAGGTTGGCGGGCAAATCCAAGATATGCGGATCAAGCGACTGACCGCCGAGGCCCATATCAGCCCACGCTTTGAGCATTGTAATTTTGATAACTATCGGCCCGTCAATGAAAAAGCCGCTAGCAATCTTGAGGTTTGCAAGAGCTACGTAAGTCACTGGCCGCAAGTGAAAGAATCAGGTACCAGCCTGTTGCTGTGTGGTTCGTGCGGGACAGGTAAGAACCATCTGGCGGTTGCCATGACCAAACAAATCATCAACGAGCATCAGGATAGCGTTTTACTGACCTCCGTAATGCGCATCACCCGTGCCATCAAGCGCACATGGCAGAAAGACGCAGAAAACACAGAGGATGATATTTATCACCTGTACAGCACCTTGGACTTGCTGATTATCGATGAGGTCGGTGTTCAGTTTGGCAGCGAAGCAGAGAAGCTGATCCTGTTCGAAATCATCAACACACGGTATGAGAATTTCAGGCCAACCATTCTGATAAGCAACTTAACCGTTAGTGAGCTTACCGACGTTATCGGGGAGCGCATCGTTGACCGGATGAGCGAAGGTGGTGGGGCAACGCTGGTATTTAACTGGGACAGTTTCCGCAAGGATGGCGCGGTATGACACACGAAGAAATTGAAGGTGCGGTGATTGGAGCGCTGTTGTTGCGTAATTTGGATGCATACCCCCAGACGTTCGACGTGTTTTCTACATTGCCCGTTGAGGCTTTCGGTACTCGGCAATATCGCGATATCTATCGTGAAATCATGCGGCAGGCATTGAGCAAGAATGTGATTGATCCAGTGCTGGTGGGTGAAGCCTTGGGCGGTGAGTATCAGGCGATCATGTCCGCATCGGTAAAACTCTCATGGGCGATCGCCAATCTGGAGCAGTACGCTTCGCTGGTGGTGAAGAATCATTTCATTCGCAGTGCAGAGGGTGTGGTCGCTGACGCCATTACAGCTTTGGATAGCGCTCGCACTGGCGATGAGTCCATGACCGCGATTGCTGAGTTACGCGACAGCCTCCAACACATGGAACTGAACTCGGGTGAACTGGTGGCCGTTCATATTAATGATCTGCTGGCGGGGGTGGAAACCCGGTTAGAAGAGAGAATGGCAGGCGTAGGGGAAGGGCGAACATTGCTGACGGGTATTGATGAGTTAGACGCTTTAACCGGTGGCTTTGATCTGACGGATTTGGTGCTGATAGCGGCACGGCCATCGGTAGGCAAGACAGAGTTTGCGCTTAACCTGATTGATAAAATTACCGAGCTGGGCGGCGGTGTACTGCTATTCAGTATGGAAATGTCCGGCATCCAGATAGCGGAACGGCAAGTTGCCGGTGCTGGTGGCTTATCCACTTCCAAACTCAAATCACCAGCACAATTGGAAGATGAGGACTGGGCCAGAATATCAGCCGGAATTGGTCGCATGGTCAATCGGCCTATTTGGATTATTGACGCCAGCGAGTTAACGGTTGAGCAAATTAAACAATCAGCAATAGCCCACAAGCGTAAGCACCCTGAATTGGCCGCTGTTTTTGTTGATTACCTTGGGCTGATATCCGTTAACGAGCGCCAGCGCCATGATATCGCCGTGGGTGAAGTTTCCAGTGGGCTTAAAGCGTTAGCCAAGCGCAATAAAACCCCCGTAATAGCATTAAGCCAGTTATCCCGAGGCGTAGAGCAGCGTATGAACAAGCGCCCTGTGAATGCCGACTTGAAAGACTCAGGCAGCATTGAGGCCGACGCTGATTTGATCATGATGTTGTATCGCGACGAACTTTATGACGAGAACAGCCTCGCCAAAGGTATTGCCGAAATTAACCTGACCAAAAACCGCAACGGGCCACAGGGGACAATTTACCGTCAATTCCGTTACGGGCATTTTATGCCAATTGACCAGGAAGAAGCAGCACGACGCAGCCAGCAGCAACCGGAGCAAAAGACCCGCAAGTATTCAGGTATGCACAAAATTTAAAGAAGAGGGCAGCATAGTGAAATTAGAATCAGCAATGAAACAGTTCAGCGCCAAGAGCCAGATGATTACGGATTCACCCCGCGCTACCTCTTCCGACTCGCTCAAGGGGCCGGATCTGGCTGCCGCAATGGGAATGGTTGAGGCTCGGGCCGGTTTCGGCATGGCGGCATATTTTGGTAAGGTCGGTATCAGCAAAGAAGACCGGGTTAGAACTGTTGAACAGCTCACCCAATTTGCAATGAAGAACGCCCCGAAACATGTCGGCAAAGCGTCGGGCCGCCGAATGGCTCAATGCATGGTCATTCTGGCTAAATTTGCCTACGAGGAATACAGCAGTTCAGCAGCGGCAACTATCTCATGCAAATGTTGCGGTGGGCGTCGATTTATCACTGTCACTCGGGATGTTGTTACTTACCCTGGTTACATCGGTGCAGATGGCGAAGAAAAGATATCCCCGACCATTAAAACTGAACAAGTGCGGGAGTTGTGCCAATCCTGTAACGGTAAGGGTGCTATTTCTATTCGCTGCCGCTGTAATGGTACCGGTAAAGTGCGTGACCTTGAGAAATCCAAACGGCTTGGCGCACCAGTAGAGAAAGAGTGTGAACGCTGCTCAGGAATTGGATACAAACGGACACCCTCAACAACGGCTTACAAAGCGATTACAGCGCTGCTTCCTGAACTCAATGAAAGGACATGGCGGCGTAACTGGAAACCATTCTATGAGTCGCTGGTGGCTAAATGCGACATTGAAGAGAGTTATGCTGAAGATGAGTTTCAGCGAATAACACGATAGCGGCATGATTATGACTATTAGCGACAAAGTTTAATTATTAACTTGCATTTTGTCCGAACTTGGCGTAAATTCTCTAAATAGTGGGGTACTTACATACAAGCCTCACTCGAAACAATTAAGGCCTCGCATATCGCGGGGCTTTTTTACATGTGTGATAATCCCTTATGTAAAATCATCCAAAAGAAAATAAGTCTGTATTCGCATGGATGCCCAGGTTGGCAAATCCAACTGCTATAAAGCAGCGTAAGAGAGGGGATTAAATGAAGAATCTACCTGATGATTATTTTCTGGATGCTGATGATGACCTGCTCGGTTTTCTAGAGGCGCAGGGCGAAGAGTGTATAAAGGATATCTACCAGTCAAACACCGTTAATAAAGAAAACGGATACAAGCTGTTAAGTATTCTAATTGTAGGTGTTGGTTCTTCTTTTTTACTGTTAACGCAAAGGCCGAATATAGATTTTTTAAGTGCAGGACTAATAGTTTTCACCCTGTACTGGTCTGCATGCGCAATATATTTAGTTACTAGAGTGCTATCTGTCAGTATGCATGGGCTTGTCTCTGCTCCCCCGAACACGCTTTACACAGAAAGTTATAAATCCCTCAGCAAGGATGGATTTGACGGACTAAAAAGTAATGGATTCGTTGGTGAATGTAACCGCTTGGCCGTAATGAGGCGATACAGACTAAAGGCGTTGTGTATGACCGCTGATGAGTTGCTTTGCGATAATATAAAAATAAGAACCAGATTAACAAGGGCGAGGATAGCAACCATCCTCACCCCTGCTTGTGCTATTTTCGTCTCAGTAATTACTTACTTTTTTTCCTGAGACCGTCAGCAGAATCGCCAACTATCATTCGCCCAACAGAAAAACCATCTTTAGCTGGTGTGGGCTTTTGTGGTGCTGGTGGCTGAGGCTTGCTTTCACTTGTGGATTTGTTTGATTCACTCATTTAATTCTCCATATTTGATGTGGCTATTTCTGGCGATTTAACAATACCAGATGTGGGAATGCGCAACCAGACGCTTACTCTGGCACCAATTTTAAGGCTCACTCCGGTGGGCTTTTTTTATTTCTACTACACGCCCAGCCCGTCCGGGAGGGGGAGATATATGAAAATGGAACAGCAATCCGGCAACATTCTTACCCAGGTATTCGCGTGGATAGCGGCTATTTCAGCGACATTGGGAGTGACGACTCAGGACTTTATTTATTTTTTGTTTGGTCTGATCGGCGTTGTGCTTTCCATTGCTTCATTTGTTTACAGTCGATATGACGCGAACCGGAAACAAAAAGAAGAAGAAAAGCGAACCCGGCTTATAGAAAGCTATTTAGTCGATACAAAGAATAAACCCCACGATAAACGTCCGGCCGCTGTTGAGGTCATTGGTGAAGCATTAAAAAAAGTCGAGGCCGAGGTATAAATGACCACAAAAATTAAGGCTGGCTTAGCCGGTGGTGTTTGTTCCGTGGCCGCAATTATTTCCATCGTTATCTCTATGGGTAACGTCCGAACAAGTGAGCGGGGATTAGAGCTGATAGGTAATGCTGAATCATGCCGTCGTGATCCGTATGTTTGCCCCGCAGGCATTATCACAGATGGGGTGGGGAACACTCACAGCGTCATACCTGGCACCCGAAAGACTGATGCACAGATAGCGGCTGATTGGGAAAAAAACATTCTTGATGCTGAGCGCTGCGTTATTCGTTATGCGAACGGCAATAAATTACCGCCAGGTGCTTTTGATGCTGCTACGTCAATCACCTTTAACGCTGGTTGCCCATCGATGCAGAAATCCACCATGTTCCAGTATTTCCGCGCTGGCAACGTGACGGAAGCCTGTGAACAGTTCCCGCGCTGGGTATACGGCGGTGGCAAGGTGTTGCCCGGTCTGGTAACGCGGCGCGATAAGGAACGAGCGCTATGCCTAACAAAATAGCTAGTGTGATTATTGCTGTACTTATAGTTGCTGCTATTTGCGTAGCTGGCGGGTACTGGTGGGGTAGCGATAGTAAAGATTCGGAATGGTCCCTTAAGTGGACCAAGCGTGATAAGTCAGATCTTGAGGCAGAAAAAGCCGCTAAAAAGAGCGCTGACGAGAAAGAGGGTCAACTTCAAGCTGCACAATCAGCCGGATTAAAAGCATACCAACAAGGGGTAACTGATGCTGAGAACAAAGCAAAAGGCACTATTGCTGCTTACCGTGCTGGCAATATCAGGTTGCAAAAGCGCTTCGAGTGTCTCTCCGCTTCAGTTGGGGATATGCCCGTTACTCCCGCCAGTGGACAGCTCACTGATGCAGCCAGAGACTGCGGATTTTCAGACGCAGATGTCGGGTTTCTTATTTCAATCGCTGAACGAGCCGACAAGCTAGTCGAGAAAGTCACCGCGCTACAAAAGGTTGTCACTGACGACCGGCGAATAATTAACAGCACCACACATCAATAACATGCGCCTGAAAATTTAAGGAATTAATCATGAAAGACGAAAAGCTAGCGAGTTTCGAAGAAGCATCAAAACCCTTAATTAAGTGGCTGGCTGAAAACGTTCACCCACACCACACAGTAATCGTCACCAGCACTGGCGCTGAGTTAATGATGGGTGAGATGTCATTCCCCACTGAAGAATTCCTGAAAGACTAACAGTAGCATTACAGGTAGCGCTTCATACATCAATAGCGTTGGGTTGTCGCAGTCCACGGGTATTAGCGGTGACGTAGTACCTCTCTATCGAGCGTATCTGTGGAATCAAAAACAACCAATACACCCTGTAGTCGGGCATTGGCGGCAACATCAGCCGTTGTAGGCGAAGCGATGTGACAGTCGGAGAGACGGCCTGTATTGCAGCAGCCATTCAATGAGTGGTTGCGACAATACACGATAAGCAATGCTACCGCCTGTTTCCCTCCGCCCACCCTGGGCATTAACAGGCTGGTGGCATTTTATTTAATTCTGAAATCGGCGACTGGCCAACGAGAAAAACAGCATAAACACGCTGGATGGAATTTCTCTGGTGTCAAGAATCACCGGCTTTTAATCAAAAATCCGCAAACCAACTAGCAGGAAACTCCAAATGAAGCCAAACGCATTAACAATCGACCCTATTGATGGCGAAGTGGTTATTCAGAACCCAAGTCAGTTATCAAGCGACATCAGCGAAAATAAAGGCAATGTCATTACTAGCATAAAATTTACTGACCTACCTCTAGCAGCGGTAAGGGACAGCATGGAAATTATCAAATCTCGCTTACTCGAACTCCCCAGTTCCCAATATGGGAAAGAGACGGTAGAGCGTATTGTGGAAACAACCAAGCACGCGATGATTACTTTCTACTCGACTGGTGGCGAGAAGTAACGGTCAATTTTATTAACGCAAGCCAAGGACACTCTAAATGTCTCGTTTGAATATAGAAGTCACCCCCCCACAGACTGTGGATGTGAACGCTGTGATCGCTGAAATTGAGCGCAAATACCATGGAAAGAAAATCACGCCTGAAACCATCAGTGATATGGAGCGTGAGGCGGCAAGGCTCATTCGGCGACTGATAACCACCAAAGTGACATTCGTTGAGTAGCGATAAACAGTAAAAGGGAATAATCATGGCCGGAATGACGCTAACAGAAGAACAAAAGGCGCTTTTCGATGCCCTGACGCAATTACAGAAGAAATTCGTCACTCAAATCCTTAAGGGTAAGAATCAGACTGATGCTTATAGAAAGGCAGGGGGTAAGGCTAAGGGCGATAATCTTCGCAAAGCGGCGCATGTGATTGCGACAAATTGCGACGTTGAAGCCTTTCTGAAGTCCGTTCAGCACGAAACAGTTAACGAAGCCATCATGACCTTTGAGGAAGCCATGGAGCGCCTGTCAGTGATGGGGCGAACGTCTATTGCTGATCTGGCGACATTCGGCACTCACGTTGTTGGTAAAGATGATGATGGCAACCCGATCATTCAGTCTGTCTGGTCATTCAAAAATGCCAGCGAATTAAAGCCTGAGCAGATGGCCGCAATATCCGAACTGACGGCAGGCAAGGATGGACTGAAAATTAAACTGCATGATCCGAAAGCCGCTATCAAGCAACTGGCTGAAATGCGCGGCTGGGAAGCACCGAAGAAAACAGAATTGACAGGCCCGAACGGTGGAGCAATTCAAACTGTGAATATGACCCCTGATGAAGCCGCCGAAGCGTATCGCAAACTTATGGGGTAAACTGATAACGTGGTGAATGCGCAGGCTGATGCGCGCGAAAGGGAGAAATTCCTGGGCTTGTGGCAAGACAATTCGATTAATCGATGCGGCCCCCGTTGACAAGTCAAAGCCGGAGATCAGCACCGGCCACCACTCCTCAAAACATCCAGAAATAGCCCGTTAGATTGATAAATTCTCTATGCAAAATAGAGGGTGTTTTATGCATGTTCTATGCACTCAATTATCTAACACTCTGACACGTTAACCCTGACAAATAAGCCTCTCACTCTGCTTGTTCGATGAGTGCTATGCGCTCGGTGCGGGTAACGGTCATTATGTTAAAAAGACCCAAAATTCACACATTTATCGAGTAAAACCCAACATGCCTATTCCGTTCCCTTTTGACTTCAAAAACCCGGATTACATGCAGGTTTTTGAGTGGCGAATGGAGCGATTGCAGCGCATTCGTCAGCAACCTGAATTGTTGCCGGTTATGAGAGCATTTTATAAAGATAACCCCGCTCAGTTCATTATCGACTGGGGTATGACGGTGGACCCGCGCAACGTTGAACGTGGGTTGCCCGCACGTATCCCGTTCTTATTATTCCCAAAGCAGGAAGAGTGGATCGAGTGGTTTGTCGAGCGCTGGCGTAATGCTGAACCGGGTATTACCGAGAAAACCCGCGATATGGGTATGTCATGGTTGACTGTTGGTATGGCTTCGTCGCTTTGTCTATTTAACCGCGGTGTGTTCGCCGGGTTCGGCTCTCGTAAAGAAGAGTATGTTGACAAAATCGGCTCGCCTAAATCGCTATTCGATAAAGCCCGTAATTTTATCTCTCTGTTGCCAACTGAGTTTCGTGGTGGCTGGAGCCTTAAACAGCATGCACCACACATGCGAATCCTGTTTCCTGAAACTGAATCGGCCATGACCGGTGAGGCGGGGGACGGAATAGGGCGCGGTGACCGCACCAGCTTTTACATAGTCGATGAGTCAGCGTTCTTAGAGCGGCCTTATCTGGTCGATGCGTCCCTGTCTGCGACGACCAACTGTAGGCAGGATGTATCAACGCCAAACGGTATGGCTAACTCATTCGCTGAACGGCGGCACAGCGGAAAAATTAAAGTATTCACCTTTCACTGGCGCGATGACCCGCGCAAAGATGATGCCTGGTATCAGAAACAGGTTGAGAACCTCGACCCCGTTACCGTGGCGCAGGAAATCGATATCAACTACAGCGCCTCTGTTGAGGGCGTATTGATCCCGTCCGCATGGGTGCAGGCGGCAATCGACGCGCATGAGGTATTGGGTATTGTGCCAACTGGACAGCGTTTAGGCGCTCTCGATATCGCCGACGAGGGCAAGGACACTAATTCGTTTGCTGGTCGTCATGGCTTCTTACTTGAAAGCATCGAAGAGTGGTCGGGTAAAGGCGATGATATTTTCGGTACCGTACAGAAAGCCTTTGATATTTGTGATGCACAAAACCTCGAAACTTTCCGCTTTGATACCGATGGATTGGGAGCTGGTGCACGCGGTGATGCTCGGGTTATCAACGAGCAACGCGAAGAACAACGCAGACGGCATATCGTCGCCACGCCGTTCCGTGGTAGCGGTGGCGTAACCGACCCAGATGATGAGGCGGTCCCCGGCGATAACGGACAGCAAGGGAGGCTTAACAAAGACTTCTTTGCTAACGCCAAAGCGCAAGGCTGGTGGAGTTTGCGTACCCGGTTCCAGAAAACTTATCGAGCGGTTAAAGAGAATATGGAGTTCAATCCTGATGACATTATCTCTATCCCGAAAAACCTCAAAAACCTGACCAAATTAACTTCTGAATTATCGCAACCTACCTACTCAGTTAATGGTGTAGGGAAAATTGTGGTGGATAAAAAACCTGACGGCACCAAGTCACCCAACCTGGCAGATTCGGCGATGATCTTATATGCGCCAATGGAAGTCACTGTGATGGATGTTTGGGCTGCGATAGGTAAACAATCTTAGATCGACAATGTTCTGTGAGGAAATATGGCCCGTAAGAATCGCCGTAACGGCGCGAGTAAGCCCTTTAGGACTACTGACGGGTACAATAATTTTACTGCAAAGATTGGCGCTCAAACGCAAAACATCCAGTCAGCGGGAACCTATATTCCGGGGCTACTCACTCGCAATAGAGTGTTACTGGAATTTGCTTACCGGTCATCATTTCTGGTAGGGAACGCGGTCGATGCCATTGCCGATGATATGACCCGAAAGGGAATTAATATCAACTCAAAACTTCAGCCGGGGCAGAAAGGAAAAGTTGAAAACTTTTGGGATTCAGCCGCTATTTGGGATGGACTGAACGACACCATCAAATGGTCACGGCTCTATGGTGGGGCGGTGTTGGTGGTGATGATTGACGGTCAGGACATGTCAACGCCGCTGAATGTGGATACCATCACTAAAGATCAGTTTAAGGGCGTGATGTGCCTTGATCGCTGGATGGTCAAACCGACGTATGGCGATTTGGTAAAAGAGTATGGCCCCCACTTCGGAAAGCCACGGTTTTATAAAACAGTCACAACTCAGCAGGGAATACCCAACTGGAAGATTCATTACTCCCGCCTCATTCGGATGGAGGGTGACACGCTGCCATTCCAACAGGCCATAACAGAGAACGGCTGGGGGATGTCGGTTATTGAGCGTATTTTCGAACGCATTCAAGCGTTTGATACCGCGACCGCAGGTGCTACGCAGTTAATCCACAAGGCGCATCTGCGCACTTACAGCATTGAAGGCTTAAGGAAAGCGCTTGCGATTGGTGGTGACCTTGAAAAAGGGATAATGAAGCACATGGATATGATCCGCGAGTTTCAGACCATCGAAGGCATGACCATCATGGATGCTAGCGATAAATTTGAGACGCACAGTTATTCGTTTGCTGGTGTCGCTGATGTGATCCTTCGATTCGCAGAGCAAGTTTCTGGTGCAACGGGTATTCCGTTAGTTCGCTTATTTGGTCAATCGCCATCGGGATTTAGCACTGGTGATGGTGATTTGGAAAACTACTACAGCCGTATTAACTCACTTCAGGAGCGACGGTTGCGGCGTCATATTCGCTGGTTACTTGATATCACCTGGCGTTCTCAATTTGGCGAGCCATTACCAGATGATTTCTCATTCGAGTTCAACAAACTATGGGAAATGTCAGATACCGACCGCGCAACCATGGCAAATAACGTTGCCAGCGCACTTGGTAGCCTTGTTGACCGTCAGATCATGCCGGTACATGTCGCCATGTCTGACCTGCGCAACTTATCTGATGTGATCGGTATCGGTGGTTCAATAACAGATGAGGACATTGAGAATGCGCAGAAAGAGTGGTTGGAGGATGAACCTGAAACCGGCGCTCCACCGGCGTTCGGAAATCCTCTACAACAAAAGCCTACTGGGGATAGTCAGCCAGATAAACCAGATAGTAACTGGCTCTTACGATGGTTCCCAGGCAAGCGCTGACACGGTTGCTTCTCATCTTATCGACTACTCTCAGGTTATTGATGATTGGGCCGCTCTGGCAGCCCAAAAGATGTTTTTGCAAGTTGAGCGTGAAGAGTGGCAGCAGTGGCGATCTGTATCGCAACAGATTTCCGAAGGTTTGCGTGATGTGGTGGGAAACACCCCTATAGGTCATGTGACACAGGATATTGTCTATCGGCAAATCCAGTTAATGAAATCACTCCCGCTGGAAGCTGCTGACCGGGTAAAAGATATTCAGGATCGCGCCATTCAGGCAATGATTAATGGTGAGCGGCCAGACGAACTGTACGAGATGATCATGCAGTCCGGTGATGTTGCTGCAAGCCGTGCGCGTCTTATAGCACGTACCGAGATAGGACGGGCAACAGGTGCTCTCACACAGGCTCGCGCTCTTGCTGTTGGTTCTGAGGGGTATTGGTGGCGTATTGAAGGTGCGGGGACAAGGAAGTCTCACCGAAAAATGAAAGATAAGTTTGTTCTCTGGGCTAATCCACCCACTCTTGACGGCATGACGGGGCATGCAGGGTGCTTGCCTAACTGTAAATGTCATCCAGAGGTGCAGGTACCCGCTCCGAGAAAATGAGGAAAATACGGCTTACGGTATCGAATTTAATTCAACACTCATTAGCTCGATTTGTTATAAAAATGTTATCGGTGAAATATCCCTATTTTTCGGTAATTGATACCAACTTTTGGCCCTCTCAACGTGCTAATTGAGTGAGAGGTATTCCACCGGTGCGCTTAAGGGTCTTTATGTTAAAAAGTCACTAAATCAGCACAATTATCTTTTTCTGGATGGTCGCTTAGGCGGCTTTTTTTATGCCCGTAATTTAGCAGGTAACACATGAGATATTTCTACACTGCCAAACTGGGTGATACACGGTTTCTTCAGGCTGACGGCTCACTGTTATGCAAAGACGTAGCCATTGCGCGAACAGGCACACAAAGGTACCGACCGGAAGAGGTTGATCTTATTCCGGGGCCGGATGGTTCGGTTTTAGTGTATCGCACTGAAGATGAAGTGTTTGCGCCAGAGACGATAGCCAGCTTTGAGGGTGTCGCAGTAACACTGGGGCATCCAGAGGACGATGAGGGCAATATCGTTTTCGTTAACCCTTCCAACTTCTCTGAACTGGCCCACGGACACATTCAGAACGTACGGCGAGGTACTGGTGATAAATCAGACCTGCTGCTGGCTGACGTGCTGATCAAGCGTCAGGAAGCCATTGATGCCGTTAATTCAGGGCTGACCGATGTCAGTTGTGGCTATGACGCGCTGTATGAACAAATCGCCCCTGGCAAGGGCAATCAATACCAAATCACAGGAAACCACCTGGCTGCTGGCATTCCACGCGGTCGGGCTGGTGTCCGTTGTGCTATCGGGGATTCAGTCCCAAACATCAAAAAGGAGAAGCCTGCAATGTCATGGCTTAAGAATCTGGCGAAAGCCATTAAAACCAAAGATGAAGCTGCGTTACAACAGCTTATCGACGAAGCGCCGGATATGCCTTCTGATGGCATGAATTCAATCCCCGGTCACACCATTAACATTAACGTACCGTCACAGGCTACAGCACTGCCCGTAACAGAACGCACCACTACGGACAACGCACTCGAACCCGAGAACAAAACGACTGATGAAGATGTTCCCGCATGGGCGCAGGCTTTAATTGCACGTATTGCTGCGCTGGAAGGGAAAACCACGGATTCAGAACCCGATCCTGACGTGTTAACGACTGATGAAGATAAGGAAGAGGACGCGAAAGTCACGGCTGATGCTGCCTATCGCCGAAATATCATCTCTGATGCTGAAATTATTTGTCCCGGATTCAAACCAACCGGTGATAAAGGATTGAAACGTCAGGTACTGAACAACGCGATCCGCACGGGTGATAGCGCCTACTTGAAATCGTTTGGCATTCAGGATTACGCCAAGGTACCGAAAGCCACTGTAGATGCAGTTTTCAATGGTGCGGCAGCTTTGAATAAAGCTAAAAACCAAATCACTCCACAGTCACTTCACACGGTAGACGGTGCGGTTAATACAAAACACGCCTCTCCGGCAGAGTTGAATAAAATCTACGCTGCTCACTGGGCCAAAAACAAATAAGGTAATTACCATGTCTGGAAATGCTTATACATACCGGATGCCTATGGGCATTGCCGGGGCAGTCACTCGTCCTCGTGAATCAACCATCGAACCAGTAACGCTGAATAACCAAAAGATGTTTAACGACTATGGGCTGCCGGGTAAATACGTGGGAGACAAATTCGTCCCACTTGAAAGCGGCGACACCATTGATCTGGTGAAAGGTATTTTTGTTCGTCCTTTCCCAATCACCTCTCAGTCCGACCTTGCTTATCTCAAAGTTAACGCTAACCCGGTCGGGGACAACCTGAAACGTGGTTACATTTGCGTGAAGGTGACTGCTGGCAATGCCACTACTGCTAAAAAGGGCGCACCAATTTACGTTCGCGTCGCGGGTGGCACTACGCAAAGCCCTGTGGGTTCTTTTGTTCTTGTTCAGGATGCAACGGATACAAACACACCTCGGCTGGTAATGGCAGAGGCAATGGGCCCGGGCGATGCTGATGGTCGTCTTGAAATCGCCTTCAATATTTGAGGAATAATTAATGTTTACAATTGACCGAGCTACTATCGATTCATCCGGTGCGTTCCTGATGGGCGAACTGGAGCGCATGGATCAAACACTGAACATGCCACTGACCTCTGTGAAGTGGTCGCGTGACATACCTTTACGCAGTGATATCTCTATCGCTGATGAAGTTTCATCTTTCACCAACACCGACTTTGCTAGCGTGGGTGGGCCAAATCCGACCGGTAAAAACTGGTTGGGGAAAAACTCAACCGCTATTCCGGGCATGAATCTTGATATCACCCCAACACGTAACAACTTGACACCATGGGGGCAAGAGGTGAGCTGGACAGTTTTGGAACTCGCCTCAGCGCAACAGGTTGGGCGTCCAGTCGATACGCAGAAGTATGAAGGGATGCGCCTTAAATGGAACATGGACACTGATGAGCAGGTTTATATCGGTGATACAGAACTCGGCGTTCCGGGGTTGTTAAACCTTCCATCCATCGCTGCTATTTCTGCTGCTGCGCCTTGGACTGCAACGACCGATCCAGATGTGATTGTTCAGGATATTAACCTGGTACTTACTGACGGATGGGTGCGGTCTGGTTATGCGGTCTGTCCGAGCAAGTTAGGTCTGGCCCCGGCTTTATTCGGGCTGCTGGCAAGCAAAAAGGTTTCTTCCGCAGGGAATATCTCTGTTCTTGAATACGTGAAAATCAACACCATCGCGTTCCAAGAAAATGGGGTTCCGCTGGAGATCGTCTCCATGAAATTTGCCAATGGTCGTGGCGCTGGTGGCGCTAACCGTATCGTTGCGTACACACAAGACGAAAAATATATTCGTTTCCCAATGGTTCCACTGCTGAGCACCCCACTTGAGTATCGTGGTATGCAACAGCTTACTGTGTACTACGGCAAGCTGGGGCAAGTTGAAACCCCATATTCGAACACCATCGCTTACCTGGATGTCCCAGCAGCTTGATTTGTGGCGGGGAAACCCGCCTTTCATGGAGTATTGAAATGAAATATATCGTATCGGGTCATTCGGTTCTTAACCTTGCTGATGGTTCTAATTACACATTAACCCCCGGCATCCACGATGGCTTTTCTGACGAGGTGAAAAAACACTGGGCATTTAGCGCCTATGCCAAACCGCTCGATGAATCCGACCTGGCTAAAGAGGTAGAAAACCTCGATCTGGTTGCGCGAGTCAAATTGCTTGACGACGAAATCACCAGTCTGAAAGCACAGGTTGCAGAAAAGGACGACGAAATCACCAGTCTGAAAGCACAGGTGTTAAGCCTAACCGTTAGCGAACCCACATCAGGTGACGGCGATGAGGCGACAGCAGAAGCCGTGAAGGAATCCGCAAATGCCAAGAAACAGTCTACTGCCAACAAGTGATCAGTTCCGCGCCAGTTTCCCCGAATTTACTGACGAAACCCGCTACACCAACACCTCAATAAACTTTTACCTCAGCATGGCTGATGACCTTCTGGATCAAGATAGGTTTGGGGATAAGTTTATCTATCTGGCTGAGTTAATGACGGCGCATTACGTTGAATTACGAGGTAAGCGCACAGCATCAGCAGCACTGGGGGGCGTAAATACCTCCGGTGGTGGTGTGGCGACATCCAAGTCGGTTGATAAGGTCAGCGTCAGCTATGACGTCTCAGGCATCATTAATCCTGACGCCGGTTTTTGGAATAACACCGATTATGGCCGCGAGTTTTTCTGGTGGTGGTCGATGTTTGGTGCGGGTGGAAGGCAAATTCTATGAAAAGCGGGTTGAAGGTCAGAAAGGACAATGCCGAGTCTGTTTTGTCCTCTCTACGCGCCCTTTCAAAAATGGATGTGCTGGTGGGAATTCCAGAGGCCAATGCGACGCGAAAGGAAGGGGAAACCCTGAACAACGCAGAAATTGGCTATCTGCAATCCACAGGGGCCACGATACAGATTGGCGGTCAGACCGTCACACTAGAGCCTCGCCCGTTCTTGGATATGGGCATTGAAGATTCACAGGAGATCACTGCCGGGCACCTGAAAGCCGCCGCAGAGTTGGCACTTGAGGGTAAGCAGGATGCGGCTAAGCGTGAATTGGAAAAGGCGGGGATGGTTGCCCGTGATGCGGCGAAAAAGGTGATCGGAGACGGTGACAGACTGCATCCACTATCAGAGAAAACACTCGAAAATAGACGGGCGCAGGGTATCCCTGGTGAAAAGCCGCTTTACGCTCACGGATTCCTTTTACGTTCAATCACCTATGTCGTAAGGAGTAAGTAATGCCATTTCTTGATGTGACAGAGGTGCTTCTTGATCCTGATTTCGTGGACACCACGCTGGTATGTCACCGGCAACTGCAAACGGTTGATGATGATGGGTTCACGACAAATACACCACAGGACACCCCTTTTAGCGGTGTTGTGACGGTTGACCGGTCACTGGAAGCCAAGCGCATGCAGGCGGGGCAGAACATTAACGGGGCCATTCTCATTGTGACTCAGTTCCGGCTTACCCAAGGGCAACCAGGGCTTGATGCTGACGTGGTTACATACCGAGGCAGAAAATACCGAGTGACCTTTGTCGATCCCTATACCGCGTATGGTGCTGGGTTTGTCCAAGCCCACTGCGAGTTGATGGACTTTGACGGAGGAACGCCGATTGAGTAACGACAGCACAACGGCGGGCTACCTGACACCAACAGGGCCACCGCCTCTCTACGATGAGGAACTGGAGCGGGAAATCAGTAGGTGGATCAGGGCGGTCTCTGGATTACCGGCCAAGATGGTTTTTCCCCGTATGACTGATCCACAAACACAGATACCCCAAAACGGAACCACCTGGTGTGGCTTTAGCATATCGGACTTTAATCAGGACGCTTACCCCGCCCTTATTGCGGGGGAGGAAAGCAGCCAGCAATGGGATCATGAAAGCCTAAATATTTTATGTTGTTTTTATGGTCCAGCCGGGCAGCAAACAGCTACACGCTTTCGTGCCGGGATATTCATCTCACAAAACAATGATGAACTAAAGCGCCTCGGCCTCACGCTCTGGCAATGCGGGAAAATGTATAACGTCCCCGAACTCATTAATAACCAGTGGGTACGGCGGTACGACATCACCGTAATCCTGCGCCGCAAAGTAATACGCGAGTACGGCATTAAATCGCTGACCTCCGCCCCCGTTAAATTCTTCGGAGAATAACCATGTCGCAGGGATTACCTGTTTCTAACATCGTCAATGTGACGGTGAATATGGCTGTGCGTGCTGCCATGGCGCGGAACTTTGGTTCCCTGCTGGTGGTTGGCCCGTCGCCTGTTATCGACGCTCACGAACGTCTGCGCAGCTATTCAAGTGCGACAGATATCGCATCTGACTTTGGTCTGGATGCGCCCGAGTATAAAGCCGCTAATTTGTATTATCAGCAATCCCCACAACCGATTGATTCCTATGTCGGCCGCTGGGTGAAAGAGGATGCGGCCGGACTGTTGCGAGGGGCGATTTTGAACCCAACTCAGCAGCTTATGGCTAACTTTACCACCGTGGTAGATGGTTCGATGAAAATCACGGTAGATGGCACGGTCAAGACGGTAACCGGTGTTGACTGGTCAGCGGAAACCAATCTGAACGGTGTTGCCGCTCGGGTGGCTGACAAGCTCACCACTGCAACCGTTATCTGGAATGGTTCTCGCTTCATCATCACATCCAAAACCACGGGTGCAGCATCGGCGGTTGGTTATGGTTCTGCCAATACCACCGGCACCGATATTTCTGTACTGATGGGATTGATTGAGAGCGCCGGTGCGCTGCCGGTTCAAGGTCTGGCGAGTGAAACTATTCAGGCATGCATTTATAAATTGGCTGACATGTCTACCCGCTGGTATGGGCTGGTTATTGCCGACCCATCATTAAGCGATACAGACGTGATCAGTATTGCCTCGTTTATCCAGAGTGATGATGTTTCTCGGGTTTACGGACATACCACACAGGTAACTACTGCGCTGGATGCGGATATTGATACGGATATCGCCAGCAAACTGAAAGCGGCTAAATATGCCCGTACCCTGGTGCAGTATTCCAGTGCCAGCCCGTATGCCGCAGCCTCTATCTTTGGTCGTGCGTTTACCGTGAACTTTAACGGCAATAACACCACCATCACGCTGAAATTTAAACAGCAGCCGGGCATTACCGCTGAATCACTTTCCCAGTCTCAAGCCAATGCGCTGAAAGCGAAGAATTGCAATGTGTTCGTCAATTACGACAACGACACGGCGATTATTCAGGAAGGCGTGATGTGCAATGGCGATTTCTTTGATGAGCGCCACGGCCTCGACTGGTTGCAGAACTACGTACAGAACAACCTCTACAACCTGCTGTTTACCAGCACCACCAAAATCCCACAAACAGATCCAGGTGTGACTCGATTGCTGACCAATGTAGAGAAATCACTGGATCAGTCGGTCACTAACGGGCTGGTGGCTCCGGGTGTATGGGGTGGTGATAGTTTTGGTGCACTGGAAACCGGTGACACGCTAACCAAAGGCTTTTACGTGTACGCACCGCCAGTGGCATCACAGGCACAGGCTGACCGTGAAGGGCGTAAAGCGCCGGTGATGCAGTCCGCAATCAAGATGGCCGGCGCTGTTCATTACGCCGATGTCATTATCAATGTTAACCGCTAAGGAGCTGATGAATGTCTACTTATAGCTTTATGGACGTTACCGCCTCCATTACTGGTGTAGGCGGTTCATTCGATCTGGGTTATGGCGCAGCCGTCGCCGAAGAGGGTATCACGACCTCGATGATCGAGAATAAAAACACCATGACCATTGGTGCAGACGGTGAGGGTATGCACAGTCTACACGCGGGGAAAGGTGGCACGGTAACGGTAAACCTGCTGAAAACCAGTCCGACCAATCGCAAATTGTCGGCCATGTATAACGCGCAATCTCAATCGAGTGCGACGTGGGGCAATAACATCATTCTTATCCGCAATACCGCCAGCGGTGACACGTTCGCGGCGCGTGGTTGTGCATTCCAAAAGCAGCCGGATTTCAATAACGCCAAAGACGGCGCACTGGTGCCGTGGGTATTTGACTGCATCAAGGTTGACCAACTGTTGGGTACTTTTTAAGGAGTAATTAATGGAATTCACGATTAAAGGTATCGAGTACCGCTCTAAGAAGCTCGACGTATTCGCGCAGTTGAAAGTATCCCGTAAATTGCTGCCTTTACTGGCGGGCATCCTTAAAGACTTGCGAAGCGGTACCGTGACGATTGAAACGGCGTTACCCAGTATCGCCCAGTCACTTTCCGATATTAGCGACGAGGACTGCAACGCCATTATTCACCCCTGCTTGTCGATGGTGTCACGCAAGCACGACAGCGCCTATAACCCGATTTTCACCAATAGCGAACTGATGTTTGATGACATTGATCTGATGGCAATGCTGCAAATTGTTGGTCGGGTGGTAGGCGACTCCATG